AAAGGCTGGCAGTTAAAAACTAATACAGCATAGGAGTAATAATGCTTACGAAAATTAAGTTTGCTCCCGGAATAGATAAACAAGATACTGCCGTTGGAGCAGAAGGCCGTTGGGTTGATTCTGACAACGTTAGATTTAGATACGGTCTACCAGAAAAAGTTGGTGGTTGGCAATCATTACTTACAGATACAATAGTAGGTGTATCTAGAAAACAACACGCATTTGTAGACCAAGATGGTAATAGATATATTGCTATTGGATCAGATAAATTTTTACTTATATATTTTGAAGGACAGCTTTTTGATATTACCCCTTTAAAAACTAAAATTACAAGTGTTGTTATGGCCTCTACTAATGAATCAAAAGAAGTAACGTTGACTTTTAGTGCTGCACATAATTTACAATCAGGAGATATAGTTTTTATAGACAATGTTACAGTGCCAAGTGGTGTTGGTTTAACAGATGCAGCTTTTGAAGATAAATTATTTCAAGTAACTAGAGTAACAAGTGATTTGATTGCTATTGTTACAGGTACACAAGAAGCAACAGGAACAGCTTCAGGAGGTAGTTGTGATATAACTCCTTATGAACCAGTAGGTCCTGCTGCACAATCTTATGGATATGGTTACGGTGTTAGTCCATATGG